TCACCTCACTGTGGAGTAAGATAAAGATGTGCGCGAAAGCTGCGGCTAACACCCTTATTTCCGTAGCCCAATTCGTACTCTCTCTCTTCTCCTCTCTCACTCAAACTTGCATCAACTATCTTCCTAGTGTACCTACCTCCAAACTGCTGACTGGCCTGTGTTCTACTGCTCTTGCTCTGTTTGGAGTGTGGTACACTGGACTGTTTTGTAGCAAATCCCCCACTGACCTTAATCCTTTCTGTCAATTTAATCATTCGCCTTCTAACTCTACTGCTCCGTGTGGAAAGTGTAAAGCATGTGCTATACTCGAATACCCCGACACTGGTAACATGCTGGACCACTTTCTGGACCGAACAGGAATCAAATCTGTTCGCGATGATCTGCTTACGACCGGAATTGATAGAGATCAACTTGAGATGTCCCGAGAACGTGTTCGAAGAGAAATCCCACAAACACGTGCTCGCTCTCAATGTCAAATACTGCTCTTTACCAATAGCCCTCATCCTCAACAAACCTATGAAGAAGCTGTCAAAATGTTTACTTCGACTTGCCTCGCTGGCTGCTCGCACTGCGACAGTCTGGCGCTCGACAACATCAACCTAGACGACACCGACGCTGTTCTTCATGCCTCCTGGAACTTGTGGACATCATACAACTCACCTCAAGCTGCTACCGCACAACGTGTGTACGATACACAACCTCATGTACCCCGTACCCAAAGTTATGCTCAACGCGCTTACGACAACCAACCGTATGCTCCACATCAACGACCCTATGCTCAACGAATGTACGACTCTGCTCCTCGTATGCCTCGCTCTCGACCTCTTGCCCAGGGCTTTGTAGAATGTAAAACTGAAATGCACATCGGCGCACGCAAATATGCTCAGCGTGACCGTGTGCAAATCGAACAAACTACACAAGTCCTTCTCAACAACTCTGTATGGGTTCAGGTGGTGGATACGAATGGTTTGTGTAGTAGGAGTAATGGCGTGTTCCTTGTCGGACGCACCATGATTACTACTGCACACACTATGCTCAACCCACCAGCTGCTGCCCCTATAGAGTACGTCATTATTCGAAACCCATACTCTGTTGAAGCTGCAATTAAGATTCCTATCAATCAATGTCAAATTTCTCAAGCCTTCCAACTTGACAACTCTCCCGTTGACCTTGCCTTGGTTTCTTTCCCTGCTGTTGTACCCAATCGCCCTCGCATTCTGTCAAAATTCCTCAATGCTGATGATATCGACTTGCTGAAAGAAGGAGATTTAACTTTCTCTGGATTCTATCAAGTTGGTCAAAAGACTATAGTTCAGGAAAAATACCCTTCTTCCTTCCATGTCTCGACCAAAGCTACCGAATATCATCTTCATCCCCGTGGATCTTGCCCCAAAAGCTCTGACGACTGCATTTGCCCCGTAAGTATTGGAAACCACGTTGAGTACGATTTGGAAACGATGAACGGAATGTGTGGAGCTCTACTCTCCATATCCAATCGTCTGATCCATACCAAACTCATAGGTTTCCACGTTGCTGGCGGAGTTGGTTCTCTTGCTCTTGGTGCCCTCACTACTCGACAGTTCCTTGAAAAAGCTCTTGCTGACCACGTTGCTAAATTTGGTATCCCACCGTCTTATCTTATTGACGGCCGACTACCATACTCCCAATCCTGGGTAGACACAACGCGTAAAGTATCCCTGCTTGATCTTGGTGACTGCCTAAATGTTGGCACCGCTCCAGCTCCCCCTGCTCCTTCCACTACACAACTCGCTCCTTCCTTGATTTTCGACAAAGTACAACCTCACATCATGAAACCTGCTAACCTGAAACCTGTACACGTACAGGGTGAAGGCCTCGTAGACCCAATGATAAAAGGTATTAAGAAAGTCATGGGAAGTCAAACTTTCCTCGACCCCGACTTGCTGAACGCAGCTGCAAACGATGTGTTCCAAGGCCTCGGAAAACCCCCGAATGGCCTTGGCACCGTCCATAGCTACGAAGAAGCCATAGTTGGTGTTGAGGGTGACCCCTACAAACGACCAATCAACCGAACGACCTCTCCTGGATATCCATTCAACATGAATAACAAGACTAAAGGAAAGACCGCCTGGTTAGGTGCTGGTGAGGAATACATAGTTGACAACCCGGAACTGAAGAAAGAAGTCACTGATCTGATCAATGACTCCCGAAACGGAATCCGTGGAAATGCTATTTCCCTTGCTACTCTCAAAGA